CCATCTTTAAATGGCGTCCATCTTTAAATGGCGACCATCTTTAGATGGCGACCATCTTTAAATTGCCCTGACAACTATATAATGAAAGTCGCCCGAATAATCAGTTAAATATGGTGAACAACATAATCAAGTTGGATAAATTATCTAATCAACTCGTTTTACACGGTAGAATACTTTGTAAAACGAGCTATTTTAATAATATTCCTATCTTGATAATCTATTTCACCCAATGTACTGTTTTGATGGCGTCCATCTTTAAATGGCGTCCATCTTTAAATGGCGACCATCTTTAGATGGCGTCCATCTTTAGATGGCGTCCATCTTTAGATGGCGACCATCCATAAAAAATTAAAATCGCATTAATGGTAGAATATCCTATTTTATTTTGATGATCCAATTCATCATAATTAAGGGTTAGGACCTTTAACAAATGCTGCAGCATAAAATAAGGTTATCTCCAGGGATCCACCCGAATTGAGACTGCCTATCAAAATTCCAAAATTACGATTTGCAACCATATCAATAAGATTGGAGAGTACTCTTTCGCCCGTGGTTCTGATGGTTGTTGTGACCAATGGGAAAATGGAGGGTATAGTATGATGGAATTCAATATCCGTACCAAAGGATAATTTTGATGGAACACCACTGATGTTATTTACATAATATGGCATTTGAAAATAGTAAATATTGCGAGGATAATCAGGGAAGAATGTTTCATAGATGATGGCTCCGACTTCTCCAGTGAGGCTGGCACCTTGCGTCGTAACTGGTCTATCGAAGGCTCCAAAAATCGTTAGATTACCGAAATTGCCATGGGCACCTAATTTACGTACAATATTAATCCTATTATCTAAAGAAAAACTACCATCGCTGATCAGATCAGCACTTATGATTCCGGTACTCCGTACGGGATTCCGGTACTCCGTACGGGATTCCGGTACTCCGTACGGTTTGATATAGTGTAAAATTGTCATAAAAAGGAACTATATGTGTATCATATTCACAGGCCACTCCATAAAGAAGGATTTTTAAAGCTATAGATGTAATGGTTAATGATATTTTGGAAACATTGGTTAGATTTCTCCCATCTAGATCGAAATGATATTTGGAAATGGTCGGAAATTGTAGTGATGCATGATCTTTGACCCGGGCGACCCGAACATCATTGATTTCTAAAATTATAAGTATTTCGGTGCCGGTTATTTTAGCATTGAAATAAAATGCTTTAATGGCCGATAGATCGATCGGTTTTTGGAAGGCCCAGGTAACCAATGCCGACCGACCCTCCCATTGGATATAATTTGAATTGGTTAATGGGGTCCGGATAAAAATGCCATCGTTACCAATGATTCTGATAACTGATTGTTCCGGATCGATGGTTCTATTTGGATAGCAGTCGATCGGATTCTCATAACTAGGATCATAAAAAGCATCATAAAATAGATGGATCATAATATTATTTGCTATTATAATTGATGGACAGAGTGGATAATTTCTGATTAATAAATTTGAAATTTAAATAGTATAATGTATTGTACCAAACTAATTATATATTAGAAATGCATATTCTCATAATCTTATTCTGCCTTATAGTAAAAACAGGGGCTGTTTTAGAAAAGACGGCCACCCCGCCCATGGGATATTCTACCTGGAACACCTATGGCATGATGGTTAATGAATCTATAGTCCTCCAAATTGCACAGGCTATGGTACGGTTAGATTTACCCAAACTAGGCTACCAATATCTTATTGTAGACGAACCCTGCTTTCTCGGTAGGGATTCGAATGGAGTCCTTCTGGCCGATCCCGTCAGATTTCCAAATGGGATGTTTATGCTAGCATCTTACCTACATTCATTGGGCCTTAAATTCGGACTTTATACGGACGCTGGTCCGACAACTTGTGGAGGTTGTATTGGCAGTTATGGTTATGAATATCTGGATATGTTGACTTTTGCCATCTGGGGTGTAGACTATGTTAAGGTTGATTATTGTAGTAGTACGGATACTTATACGGCATCAACCTATCTAAAATTCCGGGATGCGATTATGTCCACTAATCGGAGTATGGTATTAAGTATTATCTCTTGGGGACTAGATTCTCCCTGGCTCTGGGGTAGGAATGTGGGTAATTCTTGGAGGATTGCATTTGATATACGTCCAGAATGGCAAAGTATCCTCTCTATTCTAGATCAGAGTGTCGGTCTGGAAAAATATTCTGGTCCGGGCGGATGGAATGATCTGGACATGCTCGAGGTAGGAAACACGCCTCTGACCTTTGGAGAATCCCAGAGCCATTTTGTACTTTGGTCAATTTTAAACTCACCTTTACTTTTGGGAAATGATTTAGACCAGATGTCATCGGAGATCACCTCACTGATCAAAAATAGGGAGATCATTGCCCTCAACCAGGATATTCTCGGAATCCAGGCCAAAATGATAGTTTCTGATGTATGGGCCAAATTTTTATCGGACGGATCATTGGTAATCGCATTCCTGAATAGGGGCTCCGAATGGCTCAATGTTACCATCTATTGGAACCAATGTTATGTGTTGGACCCTATCCGCCAACAAAGATATGGGCAACATTATTCAGCAGGCATTTATTCTAAAATTTTAGCATCCCATAATATCATTGTACTTCGTTTTTGGTGTCAGGATTTCCATTTTATTTTGGATAATATCTATCCTGTTTCTAATAATTCGCTCGGTCCATTTAATCCGCCCCTCATCTCGGCAGCAACATATATTTCACCCATCATAGTATTTTTACCTTTCCTTTTATTCTAGGATGTTGGTCATCCATTCTTGATGTCAATTTATTAAAATTTATTATTTTAATAAATTGGTCATCCATTCTTAAAAAATCTTGTATCCAGATCCCAAAATTTAATAATTTTGGGTGAACGATCCATCCATGATTTAATTTTACGGATTAATTCTTTATTTTTTCCATTGTAGAGTATATTAGTTAAATTTGGAGGTATTTCTGAAATTTTAACTTTACAATAATATAGTTCTAGCCGGGTTAATTTTTGGGGTAATTCTAATGGATATTTAAGTGTCATATGTTCTAGTTTGAGCTGTCGGAGGCATTTGGGTAGTTCTAAAGTATAGTTCCGAAAATTATTCAATTCTAACCGAATAATTTGGCAGGGTAAGTGTAGATCGATAGGTTCGGGATGAATAGTATGTAATAATAGATTCTTTAGAAGGGTATGTCCGGAAAGATCTAGGCATGGTGTATCCAAAAATTCTGTCTCCAGATGGGTCAGGGTTGTAGGTATTTGTCTGATGACCACCGCGGTGCCCCGTAGTACTAAATGTTCTAGTCTAGAGCACGTTCCTAGGAAAGTTAGGTCCTCCAAATTACCCTCGAGCCTGAGACTCTTGAGCTGCGGTGTTTCGAGGTCTAATCGTGGAAAAATAGTATGCATATATTTATATTTGAGTGTTCTTAGTTCTATCAATGTTAATTTTTCCAAGACAGGTAGACTAATAGTGAGTCTAGGCATGGATAAATAGGCACCTATATGTAGTTTTCGTAAATGGGACATCTGGGGAACATCTATTAGATGGGAATATATAGAGAAGGAAAGGATTTTGAGACGGGTCATATAGTCCAAATATTCCCATTGATCACAATGATCGTTGGACAATTTTAAACCGACCAGTTGGGAAAGATTTTCCCAAAAATATTGGACCATGCTCATCTTGGGAATGTCCAGATGGGTCAGATTTTTTGGGAAGTTGGGCAGACTCTCGTCCGATCTCCTAAAATAGGAGAATTTTAGTGATTCTAAGGACTCTGGTAGAGGAGAGCCATAGACGGGTAGTTGGGGAACATGGAGGATACGCAGATATTTTGGATATGCATCCAATTGTAGTATATTATAATTGTTCGAAGAATAGAGTACATGAATCATCAAATTGGTAAGCGTAGATGGTACATGATGGATCGGACATACAACAATATGTAGTTTGAGTGATACCAGTTGTGTTAGTGAGTCTAAAATATTGGGACGATTGTAGATGTATAAGTCCAAATGTTTTAGGTTGGCCAAACGTTGGAGGTCAATATATGGAGGTATATTTTTAATCTTTAATGAGGTTAATCGGCTGGAAATCAGTATATCTAGCAGTTCGAACGGATATTCATAGCATTGTTCTAGTACGAGTGCCGAGGGTAGTCTGCGTAGAGCGATCGGTTTTTGTAAGGTACAGCCAAAACGTATTGTGAGACTTTCCAATCCGCTGGGAAGAAGATTTGAGCATAATTGTTTTAGATCATAGATGACATTGGTAAAATAAAATTGATCAACAACATGTACTATTAATGAAACTGGATAAGCTTGTACTATTGGTCTCATTAGACGGAAGCGATGGTAGAATGTTTGGCAGGTCATCAGGAACTGGACATAATCTAAGTCTTCCAAATATTGGAAAATAATGGTGAAAATATCATCATAGAGATTTTCCATTAATTAATAGATAAGATTTCTTGTTTATCCTAATGTCCACAGAAACATTTTCTTTTATTTTTTTTGGATGCGCCCCCAACCTGTTGGGTATTTGGAACCATAGGATTCATAGTCGTTTGGGCGGGCAGAAATTTCGTTTTGCGAGAGTCTGGAGGGTAGTAGACTATATTATGCTGATCCCAACAAGGCGTCCAAAAATTAGGACTTAGTTCCTGGAACATTTTGTTGAACATTTTGTTCCAGGCATCAGAATTGCTCCAGTCATAAAAAGATTGATAATGTAGATGTGGCATTGCAGAGTTCATTTTATATCTATAGATAAGATTTTATCATAAATATTTAATGGGAAAAGTTTACCATATATTAAAGGAAATTTCCAGAGAAATAGATAAAACTTTTGAGGAGCTAATAGAACTTTTGGTCCGGAAAAGTATTTCGCCAATCTCTAAGAACATTAGGGCATACACCTATATCCCTTTATCCTTATCTTTGGGGCGACATGTAACATTACTAGTAGTCCTACGAATGGTTCCCAAAATGGGACGTCCGTTATTATGGTCGGACAACCCGCCAGCGATCGTTCTGGAGGATCTCTCTTGGGCGATTGCACAACGGATACCGCGTACATTCTTGGTAGAAATCCATCAGGATCAGGCCCATGAAAAATTGGCGATTATTGGTGAAGAGATCCTCGAGCAAACAGAACCAGGAATTAGCGAAAAAGAATCCGCCCGGATGTCCACCGCAAATCTACGTTTGGCACTTTTCCGTCTAGAAAATACATTAAAAAAGTTATATTTAAAGTATCCTGAGATCTATCATGACTATCTCAGTATGGTATCTATGATCAATTCTATAGAGGTAGAAAAAATGTCCCATTTTCTAGAAATGATCGCAACCGGATCACCACCTGTTCTGGAGAATCCACTCTATCAATGGCTCATTTCTAGGGATCCTAGTATGATAACGCGTCTTGCATTACTCCATCCGTTGCTCAGAATGCTCGTCTATGTTTTCAAAGAACCAACTTTTGGAAAGATGTATCCAAACATTTATCACTTGTCCACCAATAAAATCCCTTCCGGATGAAACCATTAATATGTAGATCATCAAAATATAGTTAATCATTAGTCTATTGGAACGACTATATAAAAAAAATCAAAATGTGGTTAATTATTCTACTAATATTTTTTGTAGATCATTCATATCATTAATGATATGAATGATACATTTGGAATGGCTGATGGATAAATGGCCATATATCTAGTAATTATTAGGTTTATTGATTAATTGATGATGTTCATGATGTCCTGATAATTCCGTTTTTTTAGGATGATCGACCTAATCATTTAATTAATTAATTAATTAAATGGATAAACAAGCTCTCAAATCTAGTTTAGCCTACGTCTTTTAGCGGATGGTTCGTCCACATCGGGTAGGTATGCGTGTACTTTGATCAGGCATGTTTCATTATTTTTTTTCGTAATATAGTATTTTTTGGGCAAAGGGTCCACGGCCAATCTTTTGTAAAAATTATGCTGTTCTAATTGGTTCAAATAATAGCCGGTCATTAATTTGAAATGGTGCATTAATGTACCCATAATCAACATAGGGGTACCTATTTTTCCTAAAGATTCTATAAATTTTTTCAAGCTTGATATCATATTTAAATAATAATTACAAAGTTCAACAGAACAAAGTTCACATTTTTTAAAGTAATTTTTTTGCTCCTGAACATTCATTTTGTTGAGTACTTCAACTACTTGAGCAAATCTTTGGAATATTTTATCGCAACAATTGTAAAAAATACAATAATAGACCGAATGTAATTGCATCTGAATACCTATCCTGGTTAGTATAATATTATACTTATTATGAGGAATCGAATACAATTAAAAAATCAATTTTAAATTTGAAAATTGAATATAAAATTTATGATAAAAACTATTGAGTAGATGGAAGATCTCGTTTATTACAATACCATGGTCGATCGAGCATTGCAAAAGATAATACAAAAACAGGGACCTTTACTTCAAAATTATCATAAGGTTATCCAAAAGGTAACACGTTATGTGCACCAGCAGGATGGGTTTGTATCGCGTAAAAAAACAAAGTTGCTGGTTACCTATCTGGTCGCACGAAAGTTGGAGCCGTACTATATATATAACAAATGTAGCCTCTATAATCGTCCGGAATTGCTCGCCGATGACACATCAGTTCGCGATGGTCTTGTCGACCATCAGTATGATGTTCCCAACCTAGAGTCTTTTCAGGAAGTCCACCTCAAAAGGTACCAACAGTTCCAAAAGTTGCTCCAAAAAACTTGTTATGCCCAGAGGTCTCCGGAATGGTATCGCCAGCGCAACTCCTGTCTCACGGCCACTAGTATAGCAACTGTTCTGGACGAGGATCCCTATAAATATCCCATCGAGTTGCTTCTAGAAAAATGTGGGCAGGGTAAACCCTATGAAGACAACCTGACGGTACACCATGGAAAAAAGTATGAAAAGATTGGTAGTATGTACTACGCCTACCGGAACAATATTAGGGTCCATGAGTTTGGGGTTCTCCAGAGCGAAGTCTATCCGTTTATCGGTGCCAGTCCGGACGGTATTTGTGGGCCGCAGACCCTGGACGGTCAATATTCCCGGCTCGTCGGGAGGCTCATCGAGATTAAATTTCCCAAATATCGGCGGATCCGATTGCAGGGTAAATTGGATGGTGAAATTTGTCCCCACTATTATATGGTACAGATACAAACACAACTATTCGTTACCGGACTGGATGAATGCGATTTCCTCCAGTTTTCCGTAGAGGAGTATGATTCCTTCCAGGAGTATCTTCAGGACGAACATCCTGGGATTGCCGGCCTCTCTCGGACAACCATGCTCGAAAAAGGGTGTCTCGTCCGTCTGTTCCCCCGGAAGATGCTCAACCTCCAGAACGAGGAAACCTGTGTGCTCAACTCCATCTACATCTATCCGCCCAAGTTGCACATGGACCCTGCCCAGGTCCAAAAGTGGATTGCCCAGGAAACCATGCGCCTCCAGGAGGACTCCGACTTCCAGAATTATTTTTTGGACCGTGTTATCTACTGGCGGCTCAAAGTGGCCTCCCGACATCTTATCCGGGCGGACACACAATGGTTCTGCCGACAAATTCCAAAATTAAAACAATTTTGGGACTATGTGCTCTTCTACCGTAAGCATCCTGACCTGCTCGGTCGGTTGCTCCAATACCTCCAGAAGGTAGACCGGCAGGATTCTAAAAAAATCTTCGAATGGATACATCAGGAGTACCAAAAATTACATCCGGGGACCAACTATAGGCCGCTCTACAGTGAACCCAGTGCCTGGAGGACAATGTATAAATCACGTGAAAAAGTATCTACCCATAATTAATGAATTATTGTGCACCCGGAAGATATGGGAACCCTTGTCCTGGAGCGGACGCAATACGCGTACTGGTGGATGCCTATAACCGTTATCTTGTCAAAAACAGGTTAAGACATCCGGGAGAACAGCCCATTCCTATCGGTAGTCCTGAGGACACCTTTCGGGAGCTACTCCACCGGATACAATGTAGCCATGAACTTTGTCTTTTCGATTCGCCCTTCTATCAGGGACTAACTCCTTTGGAAAAAAAACTGGTCCAGGAATCCTACCGGCCCATCGGACCCGAGGACCCGCAGGCCTGGCTGAGTACCACAGACATCGAAAATATCATGCGCCAGTATGAGAAGGAGTATCCAGATTTTATTTTTTTGGGAGCGGTCCCCTCCAACTGTGACGAACTTGATTTTTGTCCGCTCTATAATATCAAATTCGCCAAATATCGTGGTAAACGATTGGGCATCATTTTCAACACTGATGAATATGGCAACCCGGGTTCACATTGGGTAGCACTCTACATTCATGTAGACCGGGGTGACATCTATTTTTTCGATCCGGTGGGCAAAAAACCATTATCCAAAATAGAACGGGTTATCAATAATTATCTACATTATTACCGTCAGATGACCGGGCAGAATGCACACTATCATTACAATCAGAAAAAAATACAGCAGGATAGCTCGGAATGTGGTGTCTATTGTTGTAACTTTCTGATCCGTTTACTTGCCGGTGAGAGCTATCAGGAGATCATCCAGAATCCACTCACCTTTGAGGAGATTAATGCCTGCCGTAATGTCTACTTTCGCAACCATCCGGCCCCGGGAAGACCGGGACCCAAATGTGATCCTAAACACGTTTTAGGTAGACAACATGGAAACGGATCCAAAAGGGTTCTAAAAAATCATAGGTTTGTTTCAAAACATTATACAGCCTGAGGGGCATCTGTCTCAAAAAGAAACCCATCCTAGAGGAGCGCAGACTACGCCCTATCCGTGTTTCTTGCCCTAACACTAGTTCTATGGATTCTATGGACGAACCGGGAAAGCTAATATATACATTCTCCTGAGGATCTTCGATGAAGGTCCCCAGGGCAAGATAGGATTCCTGTCCACGGTAGACATCTTCCTTAAATCCCAACAATGGTAGGATCGATTCATTGTCCCATATAAGCTCCAATTTTTCATGCAATTTATGGGCAATACAAACTTTCCCATCCTTAAATCCTACCCTAATAAAGGACAATTTTGCACCAATCATCTCCAATATCTGGCTGCACGTGTACCTACCGGGCACTAATGTTATTTTTTCAACCGTACCACAGGAAACGATTAGTTTATTGTTAAACCGTGTCACATTATAGGTGCTCCTGGGCAAATAATAGTCCACCAAAATGATCTCCTTGATCCTCCGCGTATCGTCCAACCTTAGATTTAAATTTTTTAGATTTACCGATTTGCTTTTAGGGTCATATCTAACATACAAATCCGCCTCCTGATCGTCCTTATGGACGGCCATGTCCTGGTACACCGATCTACCGATTGTTAGAGGATTAATAGCATAACCATCATCAATAACATTGTTATGAACATCGTTACCGATATTATTATCGATTTTATTATCAGCATTATTGCCGGCCTTATCACCTGCACTTTTACCAACATTGCCAGTTTTATTATCAGCCTTATCACCAATATTGTTGCCAGAAGTATTATCAGCAATATTTTTGGCTTTATCATTATCATCGACAATGTTGCCAATTTTATCATCAGCAATGTTGCTGATTTTATCATTGGTATTATTGCCGGTTTTATTATCGGCATTATTGTTGGTTTTATCATCGGCAATGTTGCCGGTTTTATTATCGGCATTGTTGGCGGCTTTATCATCGGTAATGTTACCATTTTTATTACCAGTATTGTTGTTGGCTTTATCATCGGCATTGTTGCCGGTTTTATTACCGGCTTTATTACCGACAATGTTGCCAGTTTTATTATCGGCATTATTGTTGGTTTTATCATCGGCAATGTTGCCGGTTTTATTATCGGCATTGTTGGCGGCT